ATCGGCAGAAAAGTCAATAGGTCTTGAGTCATTTTTGGAAAATATACTCAACTATTTTTATTAATTCTGTACCGTAAAAGTAAGCGCCATATACTACCATAACGCCAATCAGTGTGTGAGCCATTGCATCTAAAATTTTATCTAACATCTTATTGCCTTTCATTAATTGTTATACTTAAGTATAATATATATCGTCCATAAGTCAAGTAATACTTTAATATAATATCAGAATAAACACATGTTTTTTATTGGCAGTACCTTACTGTCATTATGGCAGGGGCAGTTATTTGTTCTGTCATCTTGGCATCTGTTACTGTCATTTTGGCGGGGGTGGTGTAAACACAACCAAGACACACAGAATTAAATGTCTATCCCAATCCACCCTAACCGCCCCTATCGGTAGTATTGGCGCCCTCCTCCTTCTTTTGGTTGATTCAACAGAGGCATATTCGCTTCCTCTGGAGTCCGCCCACCTTTTTTAGAGTTACATTTGAAACAGGCGCACACAAGATTCTCCCATGTATCTTTTCCGCCCCGCCATTTTGGTTTTACATGATCCAGAGTTAGTTTGTCTGGATTCTTTATGCCACAGTACTGACATGTATAATCATCGCGCAAAAATATATTTCTTCGACTCGGCCCCGCCTTATATGTAAAAGATATAAACTTTTTAACCATTGCCACCTTGGGTAGTGGATAATATTCCCCATTCGCCCCGAATATTCTTCTCTCATGGAACTCAATTGGTACAATCGCCCCTTTGAGCAACAAAGTGATTCCTTTTTGCCACGAGAGTTTAGTTAGTATACTATAATCCATATTTAATATTAATGTTGTTTCCATTTTACCTACAGAGTATAAAAATATCTCCCTTATCCCTATTCTCCCACTCGAACCCATTCCTGACGAGGAATTCTTCTGCTAATTTCATAAAATCCTCATTGACTCCATGACAATCCCAGCAATTCTGATAGTCTATTGTTAGATCAAACCATTCGCCCAGTATTTCTTTCAGATAGCCTATAGATAACTCTCTTGGATGAGGGGGATAAGTATATATATCAAGTCCTCTACACCAGTTTTGAAAAACCTTATAACAATGCAAATTAGGTGTACTTATGAACACCGCCCCTTTATCTTTTACCAATCGCGCACACTCAGACACTAAATTTATCACACCGCTCCCTGTGAAATGATTAAGTTCCAAAAAATCATCTGTATCTTGATCTTTGATATGTTCTATCAGCTCCATACACAACACCAAATCAAACTCACCCTCAATCGGTATGTCATATCTAAGGTCGGTACTAGTATTTGTTATGTCTAAATCAAATCGCTCATTTAAGATCCCGGTAAAGACTGTAGGAGTACCAAGCTCCAACACTTTAATATTATTTCTTAACACACCATTCTCTTCAAGATAACTAATAGTTATATCAAACCTTCTCTTATGTGTATTCAAATAATTGATTTCCCAATCTTCCATTTCTCACCACACCCAAAATCGCCCTTGAAGTTTTCCTGCTATTCTTTTTTACACAAATAGTCACAATAGTTTCATGGCATCTTTTTTAAAAAACACTCTTTTTTGTGTATAGCTTTTTACATCTTACTATAATATGATAGTAGATTTTTATTTTTTTAACATTTTATTGAATGGAGTGCGCACATGTTCAATAGTAAAAACGAACCTAAGAAGGTTGAAGCTGCTGAAGATTTTGTAGCTAAGGCTTCCGAAGAACTAGAAGAGGCGGTTGCTGAAGAGATCGAAGTTGAAGATCCGGCTGTAGAAGAAGCGGCGGCGATCATTGAAGAGTTAGCTGAAGAAGTAGCAGAAGAAGAGGTTGCTGAGGAAGTTGCCGAGGAAGCTGTTGCTGAGGATACCCCACCTGTAAGACATAGAGGGCCTCAAGCTTAATGCGAATACCTAGTAATATGTCAGAACAAGAAGTTGTTGACACGATTACTAAAGTATCCGAAAGACTGTCCAACAAATATACATTTGCGTTTTACACGGCTGAAGATATTCGGCAAGAAGCCTTTATTTTAGGAATGGAAGCTCTAGAGAGATATGATGAAGGAAAGCCTCTTGAGAACTTTCTGTTTGTCCATATTGGTAACAGACTGAAAAACTTCAAGAGGGATAACTATTTTAGACATGATGAGGGGAAGGCGGAGAAGGTTCAGAAGAGAAAGCGTAACTTGTTGGAGCCGGCGAATCTGGAAGACTTTAGTATAGCTAAAGGGGGCGACGACTTGAGTTCAAAGATTTCTGACGAAGAAATTATAGAATTAGTAAAGAGAAATATACCGGCGAATATGAGGGCGGACTTTCTTAGACTATGTGCGGGAGTCACGCTGCCCAAGGCGAGGCGTACCGAAATAATGGGTGTTATTAGGAGGATCGTAGAAGGATGAAGAAGCGAGGTAGGTTCTCAGTAGAAGAGGTGCAATTTATCGAGCAGAATTGCGAGGCTCTTTCTCCACAGGCAATAGCGGATCAGCTAGATCGAGATGTTTCATCTATTACCAAACATATCGAAGACAATATAGGTTTCTCAGCGAAGCAGAAAAGGGAAGTTGAGGCTCATCAAGAGCTAAAACGGAAGCCTTACTATAAGGAGCTAGAAAAACAGTTCTCCGAGGCTGAATTAGAGATGTTTCAGTTTCACTTCAAGAAAATGTGGGCTCAATTCAAGGACGACGTGTTTCATACAGAAGAAATCCAAATCGTCGATACTATCAAGCTCGAAATTCTAATGAACAGAATCCTGACGGCTCAGCAGGATAATATTACAAACATAGAAAACACGCAGATGCTTATAGACGTTGAAAAGCAGATGGATCATCAAGATCAAGACCGTGACTACATCTCGTCGTTAGAGCGACAGGTAGCTATGTTTAGGGCGGCTCAAGAGACGCTATCTAAGGATTACAAAGATCTGCAAGCACGTAAGGCAACAATGCTCAAGGACCTAAAAGGTACTCGTGAGCAGCGAATCAAAGCTATTGAAGACTCTAAGCTTACGTTTGCATCGTTGGTGAAAAAGATTGCATCAGATCCTAATTTCAGAACCAATATAGGACTAGAGATGGAAAAAATGCGCTTAGCTACAGAAGCAGAGAAAGAGCGCTTATCAGAATACATAAAATATGAAGACGGGCAAGTTGACCAGCCCTTTCTTTCATCAGACACTGTTAAAGGAGATTAAATGAAGACAGCAGTAATTTTTGGCGTAACTGGCCAAGACGGATCATACTTAACTGACTTGCTACTTTCGGAAGATTACAAAGTGATTGGCGTCGCCCGAAGAAGTAGTGTGGACACGACCGAACGGATTGACAGGCATGAGAAAAATAATTCTTTTTTGCTAGTTGAGGGAGACATCACGGATGGATTCTGTGTTTCGGACATTATTAATAAATACCAGCCTGACGAAGTATATAATCTTGCAGCACAGTCTCACGTTGGTACTTCTTTTAAGCAACCGACACTGACTTGGGATGTTACCGCTGGAGGATGTCTAAATATACTAGAAGCGATCAGAGTTTCCCCAAGATGTGACGATATTAAGTTTTATCAAGCGTCATCTAGTGAGATGTTTGGCAAAAACTTTACTGTTACAGATTATGGAAAATATCAAGACGAAGATACGGCTTTTATGCCTCAGTCACCATATGCAATTGCAAAACTTGCAGCTCACCACTTAGTTAGAAATTACAGAGATAGCTATGGTATTCATGCGTCTAGCGGAATCCTGTTTAATCACGAAAGTGAAAGACGTGGCGAAAATTTTGTAACTCGTAAGATTACAAAGTGGATTGGCAGCTTTGTAGAGTGGCTAAATACAAACAATCTTGCAGCGCACCAGTTAACAGCGACTTCATCCGAAAACGAGAAGATATACGCTTCTGGACACCAAGAATCATTTGATAAATTAAGATTAGGAAATTTACAAGCAAGGAGAGACTGGGGACATGCGAAAGACTATGTACGAGCAATGTGGCTCATGCTCCAACAGGAAGAGCCAGACGATTATGTCGTCGCTACTGGAGAAACACACAGTGTTGAGGAATTTTTGGAATACGCTTTTAGGCACGCTCATCTTGGTGATTGGAGTGAGTACGTGTACATTGACCCTGAATTCTTTAGACCCGCTGAAGTTGATTACTTACTTGGCAACCCGTCCAAAGCAACAGCAAAGCTCGGATGGGAACCAGAAATAAAGTTTCAAGAGTTGGCTGAATTAATGACGGAGGCTGATATTAATGAGAAATTACGACGACCCGGCTTACAAGAAGTTTAGAACAGATGTCTTGAGAAGGGACAAGTTCTGTTGTAAAATGTGTAAGGCGAGTGGCAAAAAGAAGAAAATGTACGTTCACCATATTAGAAAATGGGCTAGTGCGTCTTCTCTAAGATTTGATGTCGGTAATGGGATTACACTTTGCTACAATTGTCACAAAGAAGTAACTGGTAAAGAAGAACACTACGAGTCTTATTTGTTAGGTTTAATCAATGGCTAAAAAGAAAATACCAAACTATACAGTAATTAAGGACACGAGAGAGCAGCGCGGTTGGATCTTTAATAAAGTTGACCGATGTAATGGTATGCTTACCGAAACCTTGAAAACTGGTGATTATACATTGCAAGGATTTGAAGATCAGGTTTGTATTGAAAGAAAAATGAGCGTCGAAGAGATTGCTAATAATCTAGGCAAACAAAAGAAAAGATTTGATGCCGAAATACAAAGAATGATTGAGTACCCCTTCAAGTATATTGTTTGTGAGTTTTCTATGTCTGATTTGATTGATTATCCAAATTCTATCTTTAGCGACAACATGAAGAGCCGAAGACCTGATTACGTTCAGGCTCAAATTAGCAAAAGAAGAATAACCGGCAAATATTTACTGAAGACTTTGTTAGAGTACCAAACTTGGCATGGCATACATGTTCTTTTCTGTGACAACAAGACCAACGCATTTAAAGTGACTGACAGTATATTCAAGAGGTTAAATGAGATGTTTCATGGTCAAGACTAATAGGTCTCAGATATATTCCGCGCTGTCAAATTGGCACGACTATGGTGTTCTTAGCCAGACAAGAGAAATATTCCTTGGATCTGGAGACGATGGCTTAGATTCTAAAGATTCAGCTACCTTCCTGAAGAATCTTATAATGCTTGAGTCTCTGGGTCCACACCCTATAATTATCCACCAGTATAACATTGGTGGAGATCAAGCTGCGGGCTTTGCTATCTACGACGCTATCAGGGCAAGCAAATGCAAATTCTTATTTATGTCTTATGGTAGTGCGTCTTCTATGGGAAGTATAATTCCACAAGCCGTTGTTGGCAAAGGTCTGAGGGTCACACACCCGAATACAGAGTGGTTAATCCATGAAGGGTCTTGTGAGACCAGTGGAACAACAAAGCAGTTTATATCGAACGCTGAGGCCCTTAAAAGGTCAAAAGAATTAATGTATGACATATTTGTCAATGCATGCAAGAAAGGTGCAGCCTTTAAGGGTAAAAAACCTGCAGAGATTAAGGCTATATTAAAACGCAGATTAAATGTGAAAGAAGATTGGATTCTCGATGGATATCAAGCTGTCGAATATGGGTTTGCGGATATTGTGTTCGGCAAAGGTCAAAATAATTCCATCGAAAATATACTCAAGAGATTGTAATGAAAAAAGAAAATATAGAGAAAGTATTGCAAGATGCTTGGCTTGGCATCAATGTAAAAGACGAAGATTTATTTAATCCGATTGATTTTATATTTCACGACGGAGACACCGATAAGATTTTGGAAAGAATCGCTTGGCTGTTTATGCAACCCGAGTATTTCTCTTTCGCATGTAAATATATCCTCAATATAGAAATTTCTCCGTTTCAATCTTTGCTACTAAAAGAAATGTGGAACAAGAAGTTTCCAATGCTGGTTGGCAGTCGTGGTATGGGTAAGTCATTTATACTTTCTGTATATCCATTGCTTCGAGCCTTATTTATGCCACGGAGAAAGATCATTGTCGTCGGTGCGGCCTTTAGACAGTCGAAAGTGCTTTTTGAATACATGGATACCATCTGGAAGAACGCGCCTGTTCTGAGGGATCTGTGCGGCTCTAGAAGCGGACCAAGAAGAGATGTTGATAGGTGCGTGATGCATATTGGTGATAGTACAATTACCTGTCTTCCTTTGGGCGATGGTAGTAAGATTCGTGGTCAACGTGCAAATGATATTATTGCTGACGAGTTTGCTTCCATCCCCAGAGACATTTTTGAAAACGTTGTTGCCGGTTTTGCCGCTGTAGCTGCGTCTCCAATCGAAAAGGTAAAACAAAGAGCTCAAGAAAAGAAAGCGAAAGAGTTAGGCGTTGTAATCCAAGATGAAAAACAAAACTCAGGTATCGTAGAAAAATCAAACCAAATTATACTTTCTGGTACGGCATATTATGACTTCAATCATTTTGCTGATTACTGGAAAAGGTATCGAGCCATTGTAAACAGTAAGGGCGATAGATTCAAGCTTCAAGAAGTATTTGGTCAAAATGTACCAGAAGACTTTGCTTGGGATGAATATTCTGTGATCCGTATGCCTGTTACTTCATTGCCCGAAGGCTTTATGGATGATGGCCAAATTGAACGAGCAAGAGCTACTGTACACTCTGGTATCTTCCAGATGGAGTATGGAGCTTGTTTTACTACAGACAGTCAAGGGTTTTTCAAAAGATCTTTGATTGAAAACTGCATAGCCTCAGAAGAAAACAATCTAAAAATTAAAGGCGAAGAAATACAGTTTGAAGCTATGCTGAAAGGCGACCCAAATAAAAAATATATATTCGGCGTTGACCCGGCATCGGAAGTTGACAATTTTAGTATTGTTGTTCTTGAATTGAATGGCACACATCGAAGAGTCGTTCATGTGTGGACTACGAACAGAAGTCAGCATAGAGACCAACTAAAGGCACACCTTGTGGACGAAGATGATTTCTACTCTTATTGCGCTAGAAAAATTAGGAACTTGATGAGAGTTTTTCCTTGTGTGGAAATTGCACTTGATGCTCAGGGTGGTGGTATCGCTGTCATGGAAGCTCTGCATGACAAAGACAAAATAAGAGAAGGTGAGCTACCGATTTGGCCTGTAATCGACTGGGACAAACCAAAGGACACCGATAATGAACAGGGCCTGCACATTCTTAAGATGTGCCAGTTTGCAAAGTATGATTGGCTAGCTGAAGCTAATCATGGACTTAGAAAAGACTTTGAAGACAAGATCGTTTTATTTCCTGCTTTTGATGCGGTCAGTCTTGGTCTTTCGGCAGAAGACGACAATAGAACTGGCAGAGTGTACGATACATTAGAAGACTGTGTAATGGAAATAGAAGAACTTAAGAACGAGCTATCTATGATTGTTATGACTCAGACTTCTACAGGGAGAGAAAGATGGGACACTCCAGAAATTAAAGTTGCCGCTGGTAAAAAGAGCAGATTAAGAAAAGACCGTTACTCTTCTTTGATCATGGCAAACATGAGCGCTCGTCACTTCGGCGCACAGCAATCAGTTGTAAAGTACGATCATTACGGCGGTTTTGCCAATAAATCTCAAGGGCAACAACCTAAAGATGATGGCCCTCTCTACAATGGCCCTTCTTGGTTTACAGAAAATCTAGGCGATATCTATTAATTGTGTGTATAATCATTTACAATACAATTAACAATACCATTGACTGGAGAGCAATATAAATGTCAGACGATCTATACTTAACATGGGGCGATGATTTAGAACGTAGTCAAGCTTACGAACAGGCTTCAGATAACATAAATGCGTATGATGGCGTACAAAAATCTTTTGCATACGACTATAGAACATTTATTGACACGGAACCTTCACGTTCTGTAAGACCTTCTTTTTATCGTAGTGATTACACTGCTTTCCGTCCGGGAGAAGCTGTACCCAAACACCAGAAGCGAATTATCAAGATGTGCATGCAGGCATATGATAAAGTCGGAATCATTAGAAATGTCATTGACTTAATGGGTGACTTTGCAGCTCAAGGTATCACCCTAGTGCATCCTAACCGTTCGGTAGAAAGATTCTATCGCAAGTGGTTTGAAAATGTAAATGGGCATGACCGCTCAGAGAGATTCCTCAACTATCTTTATAGATGTGGTAATGTGGTTGTAAAAAGACGTACAGCTCGCCTCAACAAAAATAAAGAAGCTGAACTAAAAAGAAGTACGGCTGCTCCAGATATGAAGATAGAAAATGTTCCAGTGGAGCGAAGAGTTATACCTTGGAAGTATGACTTCTTAAATCCGCTAGCCGTAGATATTAAGAATAATGGTGCCGCATTTACAGGCGACATAGAATATGTTCTTAAGGTGTCAAAGAATACTGTAAACTCAATGATGAGTTATCAAGGAAGAAAAGGCGTTAACAAACAACTTCCTACAGATATCGTAAATAAGTTTAAGAATGGCGAAAGAGAGATTGAATTAGACCAGAACAAACTTTCTGTGTACCATTACAAGAAAGATGACTGGAACCTGTGGGCAAACCCAATGATCTATGCTATTCTTGATGACATTATAATGTTAGAGAAGATGAAACTTGCTGACTTAGCTGCGTTAGATGGTGCTATTTCTAATGTAAGACTATGGACAATTGGTGACTTAGATCATAAAATTATTCCAACAAAAGCTGCTATTAATAGGCTAAGAGATATTTTAGCTAGTAATGTTGGTGGTGGTACTATGGATTTGGTTTGGGGTCCTGAAATTGATTTCAAAGAAAGTACAACTCAAGTATATAAATTCTTAGGTGCAGAAAAATATCAACCAGTTCTAACGAGCGTATACGCTGGACTTGGAATACCTCCTACACTTACTGGCGCTGCAGGAGCTAGTGGAGGGTACACTAATAATTATGTAAGCCTCAAGACTCTAATTGAAAGATTAGAATATGGTCGTGAAATATTAAAAGAGTTCTGGTCTCAAGAAATTAAGATGGTACAACAGGCTATGGGCTTTAGATTTCCAGCTGAAATGCATTTTGATTCAATTATACTATCTGACGAAGCAGCTCAAAAACAATTACTAATGCAGCTCGCAGACAGAGATATTATATCTCAAGAAACTCTACTGGAGAGATTTAGAGAGATCCCTAATATCGAAAGGATCAGGGTTCGCCGAGAAACCAGAGAAAGAGCTAAAGACTCTTCTGCTCCGAGGAAGGCTGGTCCTTTCCATAATCCACAGCATTCGGATGACGTTGCTAAATTGGCAATGACAAAAGATTTGCTAGATAATGATGAGTATTTGGAAACATTAGGTTTGCCGCCTGCGGAGAATGTTGAAAATGATCCTCCTGCAGATCAACCTAAAAGACTGGAAGAGAATAATTCTCCAGAACAGGAAGAAGCTTTTAGTCCTGTGTCTGAAAACCCAGAAGGTGGAAGACCTATGCACTCCCGAGATTCTGGCCCAAGAAAACAAAAGAGAGTTCTACCTAGAAGTGGAGAGGGTGTAGCAAAAACCTTATGGGCTTACGAAGCACAGAAGGCAATTGCTGACTTGGTTACACCGATGGCTTTAGAGCACTATCAAAAGAAAAACGCTAGAAGTCTTACAAAATCAGAGTTTGACGAGCTAGAATATCTTAAATTATGCATATTGACTGGCATGAAGCCTTATATGGAAATAGATGCAGATGTGATTAAATCAATCATTGACGCAAGCACAAAACCTTCTAAGGAATTTACTGAAGCGATTGAAAGTGCTGTAGCTTCTTTTGCCGATACTCAAAATAGAAAACCAAGTATTGATGAAATGAGATACATCTACGCTTCAACCTTTGCGAGCTATAGCTAGTTTTATAGTAAAAAATTAACTATTATATATTTTTTGTGTATTATGATGTAAGGAGATCTTCATTATGAAAATATATGCACAAGAAATACAAGATGGTCTTGAGCAAGTAATCAAAGAAAACAATACAATTGCATATTGTTCTCATGTTATTTGTCAAGATGATACTTTAATGACTAGCGAGGCATCGGTTGACGCTGATAAGGCCGTCGCTAGATCTTTTTTTGAGCTTCAAGAATCACAAGCAGAAAACAAAGAACAGATTGACTTATACTATCTAAGCTCTGTTTTAGTTAGTAGCGGTTGGAATAAGAACGATGATGTTTTCGATGCTAAAGAGATGTGGGAAGCTCGTTCCACTCCAGAAGATAAACAGTTTAATTACATGCACAATGAAAAAGATATCATTGGTCATATTACAGGTAATTATGTTACTGATTTTAGTGGAAACAAATTAGATGATAAATTGTCTTGGGAAGAAGCTGGCTCACCGAAAGACTTCAACATCATATCAACTGGTGTTCTATATAAGTCTTGGAGTGATATGGAACTTCGCGAGAGAATGCAAAATATAATCGAGGAAATTGAAGAAGGAAAATGGTTTGTCTCGATGGAATGTTTGTTCCCAAACTTTGATTACGCTTTAAAAAATTCACAAGGCGAAATGAAAGTTGTAGCAAGAGAAGAGGCTTCGGCATTTTTGACGAAACATCTTCGAGCATACGGGGGAACAGGAAAGTACGAGGGTTACACAGTAGGTCGTTTATTAAGAAATATATCTTTCTCTGGCAAGGGCTTGGTTTCTAAACCTGCTAATCCTCGAAGTGTCATTTTGAATGACAACCAAAGTTTTAGTGAATTTGAAAGTGAATTAGTTACTGTTTCATCTATAAAGGAGAATAAGATGTCTGATGTCTTACAGAAACAGTTGGACGACGTTAAAGCTGAACTTGTTGAAGCTCGCGCCGCCAACGAAACTATGAAGCAGGAAATGGAAGCACAGAAGTCTGAAGCTATTGAAAGCCAGCTTAAAACTTTTGAAGCCGAAATTACTGCTAAGGACGAAGCTATCGCTGAAGTCCAAGCTAAAGCTGACGAGGCTTTGGCAAAAATTGCTGAACTAGAAGAAAGTCTTTCTGCTAGTGAAGAAGCAAAGCTCGAAGCAATCGCTAAGGTTGCTGAAATCGAAAAAGCTGCTGCCCTCGAAAAGAGAGTTGCCGCTTTAACTGAAGCTGGTCTTGAAGGTGAAGAATTGGACGAAGCTATCGCTCGATTTGAAAACCTTGATGATTCTACCTTTGATTTTGTCGTTGCTGCGATGAGCCCTAAAATGCTTGAACAGCAAAAGAAGATGAAAGAAAAAGAAGAAGAAAAAGAAGAAGCTCGCAAACATGAAGAAGCTCGTAAAAAGGAAGAAGCACGTAAAACTATGGCTGATGAAGTTCTTGAAGAAGAAGTAGAAGAAGCTGAAGCAAGTGTTGAAGTCCTTGAAGAAGTAGAAGAAGAAGCTGACCTAGCAATGGCTGAAGCTATTGACGAAGACGATCCTGCAGAGGAACTTCGCTCTTCAGCTAGTGAATGGTTTGGTACTCTTCTAAAGTCAACTGCAAACCTTAAATAATTAAGAGAAGGAGAATATATAATGGCTCTTAAATCAGATAGAAATGAAGTACAAACTGACATTAGCTTCTTCATGAATGAAGTTGCTACTAGAGGTGGTATTGCTTCTTTGTCAACTGGTGGTAGTGGTGCTGCTATGGATCAAGGTGCTGCTTTGGTTACTTATGCTGCTACTGCTTCCGGTAAAGTTCCTATGGGTATTTTGTTGAACGATATGGTTAATCTTGACCTTACTCGTCAGCACATTAACCAACACAAAGATGAAGTCCAGAAGGGTGGTAAAGTTACCATCTTGCGTAAGGGCTACATTGTAACTAATAGTATCGAAGGCGCAGATCCTTCCGCTGGTGACTCAGTTTATCCTGCTCACAGTGGTAATGTTGCTGCATCCGATATTGTTGGTGATGGAACTGTGTCTGCTATTGGTCGTTTCCTCTCATCGAAAGATGAAGATGGTTACGCTAAAGTAGAAATCAACCTACCGTAACTTTAGCTCATAAAGGAGAATAAGATAATGAATATGAAAGAACGTCCTTCAGCAGATTTTATCGAACTGCTCAAAAGATCAGGTAGTTCCGATAAAGCAGTTGCAATCGAAGCACAACGAGAAATCGCTAAAGCTTTAGAATTGCCACTTCGTAAAGGCGTATTGTTCGGCGATGTTGTAACTTCTATTTATGAAGCTATGCCACTTGAGCCGGGTGCTACACCTGAATTTCCACTTGACCTTCTTGCTCCGGGTACAGAAAGCGATCACGTTGCTTACACTAATCCGGGTCATGGTCGTATTCCAGAACGTAGCGTCGAAGGCGATTACGTAATGGTCAACACTTACGGCATCACAAGCTCGATTGACTTCTTGCTTAAGTATGCTCGTGAAGCTAACTGGAACGTTGTTGCTCGCGCAATGCAAGTTTTAGAAGCTTCATTTGTAAAGAAAATCAACGACGACGGATGGCACACTTTGCTAGCCGCTGCTGTTGATAGAAACATCTTGGTCTATGATGCTGATGCAGCTGCTGGTCAGTTTACAAAGCGTCTTGTATCTTTGATGAAGACTGTAATGCGTCGTAACGGTGGTGGTAACAGTGTTACTGCAAATGGTCGCTTGACTGACCTTTACCTCTCACCAGAAGCAATCGAAGACATCCGCAACTGGGGTGTTGATCAGCTTGACGAAGTTTCACGTCGTGAAATTTACGTAGCAGCTGACGACGGAGCTCCATTGACTCGTATCTTCGGTGTTAACCTTCACGACTTGTTTGAGTTTGGTGACAACCAAGAATATCAAAACTACTTCACTAGTGATCTCGGCGGTTCTCTCCAGACAGCTGATGTAGAATTGGTAATCGGTTTGGACCAAGCCTCTAACGATAGCTTTGTAATGCCTGTTAAGAAAGAAGTTGAAGTTTATGAAGATGAAGCTCTTCACAGACATCAGCGTCAGGGTTACTACGGTTGGGCTGAGATTGGATTTGGTGTTCTTGACAATAGAAGAGTTCTCGCTGGCTCATTCTAATATAGAACCTAATTCTAGAAGAAACCGTCCTATTGTCATGATAGGGCGGTTTTTTTGTGTATTTATATATAAGAGTCTTTATATATAGGAGTTTTAGCATGGCATTAGTACTGGCAGAAGACGCTGTAAAAGAAACAACATCAACAACTGGCATAGATGTACTGTTACTTTCTGGTGCAGTTTCTGGCTTTTCTACATTTGCTGCCGGTATAGGAGCAAACAACACTACTTATTACACTATAGAAGATGCGAATGGCAACTTTGAAATTGGTGTAGGTACTGTTAGGACTTCTCCAGACAGGTTAGAAAGAAATATAGTATTGGCCAGTAGCACTGGTTCTAAACTAGCTTTGTCTTCAGGTACACATACGGTTGAATCGGGTTATGCTAGTAATAGAGATACCTTCCTTGAAACTATAAAATATACTGCCTGTAGCCCTAAAAGTATTTATGTTCCATATGACGTTTTTGCTTCTCGTGAAGTCAACGCTTCTACAGGTACTTTTAGCAATAATATCAATACCCCTCTTTTAGACATGACGCCGATCTCTGAGGCTGATTATCCGACTCACCAAGAAGGTCTAGTCTTTTATGATAATGAAAACAAGGCATTAACAGTTTATAATGATGAAGCTGATATATCTCTTCAAGTTGGTCAAGAGCAATATATTAGAGTAAGAAACAACACGGGTAGTACAATCAATAATGGGCAAGCTGTTAGAATTGCAGGTGCTCATGGCAACGCTGCTCCAACTATAGCCTTAGCATCTGCAGATACTGAAGATAATTCAACAGTCGCTGGAATCGCCACTCACTCTATAGAAAACAACTCTTTTGGATATATTACGAGTTTTGGTATTGTAAGAGATTTAAATACAAATTCTTTTAATGGGGGCGACGAGCTATTTTTATCCAGCAGTGCTGGAGAGCTTGTCAATGTTGCTCCGTTAGCTCCTAATTTCTCTTCGGCCATTGGATATGTTATCAGCAAACATCCCAGTAATGGAACTATTTTAGTTGCGTTAGGCAAACACAAATTGGGTGGAGGAGATCTTAATTCTTCAGCAAAAGTTTATCACAGTGGTATCCCTTTTGTTAGAGACGTATCAGACATAACATCTGGAGGTATGGTTACTAGCCCAGAGTTTGTTTATGCTAGTGGATTACAACAATTAAGACTTGGTGTTGGTGGCCTTGTACTTGATAATGTAAATGTTAGTGGCGTTCAGACTTCTGCAGAACCTTTTGTTGATAGCGATTTAGTTATTATGACAGCTGCAGCAATAGAAGATAGATATAGTAGTAGCGGTGCTGGAACGATGAATACCGTCAAACGAAATAATGTTCAGGTTGGCGGGAGCGATATAGTTACATTAAATTTTTCAAGTGATTTCGGTGTTACCGAAGATCCAGACACAGAAATAGATATTACAATAGGTACGCTTAATCAAAATACTACTGGAAGTGCTGGAAGTTTTTCATCAGCTGTTACTGTTACATTGAGTGGAGATGTTACTGGGTCTGCGAACTTTACAAGTGCAGGCGACACTGCAACAATAAGCACAACAATTGCTGATGCCGGTTTAACTTCTATAGCAGGTCTTGTTACAGCTGCTAACAAAATGATCTACACCACAGCTCTCGACACATACGCAGTTGCAGACCTAACGGCAGCTGCTAGAACTTTGTTAGATGACGCTACTGTCGGTGACATGAGAACTACTTTAGGTGTTTATGCCTCTACTACTACTCTCAACAATATAACAAATCCTGATGGGGATTTAAGTTTAAATAGTAATAAGATCACAAACCTAACAGATCCTACTGGCGATCAAGACGCAGCTACCAAGTCATATGTTGATGCAATTAAATCAGGCTTAGATGTCAAGGATTCTTGTCATGTTGCCACCACAACAGCTGGCACTTTGTCTACTTCTTTTGCAAATGGGCAAACAGTAGATGGTGTTACTCTAGTTACAGGTGATAGAATACTAATTAAAGATCAAGCAACAGGATCAGAGAACGGTATCTATACTGTCAATTCTGGCGGTGCTCCAACTAGAGCTACAGATTTTGATTCAAATGCAGAAGTGACTTCTGGGGCATTTACTTTTGTAGAAGAGGGCACTGTCAACGGTGATGGAGGTTTTGTCTTAACAACAAATGACCCAATTACTGTGGGCACTACCAGCTTGACTTTTGTACAGTTTTCAGGAGCTGGTCAAATAACTGCTGGTACTGGATTGAGCAAATCTGGGAATACGCTGAACGTTAACATAGGTAGTGATGTTCAGGCTTATGACGCCGGTTTAACATCTATAGCTGGATTAACTACAGCTGCGAACAAAATGATATATACTAGTGCTTCTGATACTTATGCCGTCACTGACCTGACTGCCGCCGCTAGAACCGTATTAGATGATAGCACTGTTAGCGACATGAGAACTACACTGGGTGTGGCGATAGGTAGCAACGTTCAGGCTTATGATGCTAACCTGAGTGCAATTGCTGCATTAAGTAGTGCAGATGGTAATTTCATTGTAGGAAGTGCTGGTGGTTGGGTAGTAGAAAGCGGAGCCACTGCAAGAACCAGTCTCGGCGTAGATCCAGCTGGTACTGACAATTCTACAAATGTCACCCTTGCTGGCACTCTTGACTACATAACTATATCAGGACAAGAAATAACAAGAAATGCCATTGATTTAGCCGCAGATGTCACGGGGACACTTCCTGCAACTAATGGTGGGACTGGGTTAACATCAATTTCAACTTTACTGAACTCGAATACCACCTCATCTGATGTTGGACTGGGGAATGTTGAAAATACAGCTTTATCGACATGGCCCGGCACTTCCAATATAACGACTGTCGGAGCTTTAGATGCTGGTAGTATTACTTCTGGATTTGGAAATATTGACAATGGTAGTAGTAGTATTGCTTGTGGGTCTCTTGATATATCCGATGGAAATATAACAAATGTTGGAGACATAGATTGTGATAGCATTAGCGTTGCAGATGCCGCAAATGGGTTGAATGTTGATTTATCTGGCGCAAATACTGGCACTGGGAAAATTACACTTAAGGATAATGTTGCTAGCGCACTAGATATCACAGAAAGTTCCAACTCTTATATTAAATTTAATACGCAAGACAAGACTGATGAGGTAACATATAGTAAGGAGGCGGTTGAAATATCAAAACCTCTTAAATGTACACAAGCGATTCATTCTTCGATCTCTAAAACTAATGCTATATCAACTGGACAGACTTTGAAGGGCGGAGGAACGGGGAATGTCGTAACATTAGACCTTGCATCCGCTGGATTCTTTAGAGTTCAGCTCACAGCAAACGTAGATGAAATTTGGTTTAAGAATCAATCTGAGGGGCAGAAAGTTATTATCAGATTTGAGCAAGACGCTACAGGTAGTAGGACAGTAGACTTCTCTGCTTTTTATGCTTATGATGGAACTGCGGTCGCTGTTAATTTTGCTGACGGCACTGCTCCAACTCTGACAACCACAGCCAGTAAAGCAGATATTATAGGATTCTTGAACTTTGGTATTCCTGCTGGTAGTGTTCATTATTACAATGCTGTAGTTATAGGACAAAACTTTAGTTAGTAAGGATTTAGTTTATGCCAACAACAACGGTAAGTATTGGATCAAATCAGAGTATATCTACAGTCACTCCTGCTAGCACTTCTGGTAGCAACCCCTATGTCATAACATTTACGTCAACTCCAAGCTCAAGCGTTGCTGTTGGAGATCTATTCGTAATTGCCGATGAGACTACTTTTTTTGCAACGTATACGTATTTGCTCACCAATATTTCTGGAAGTAATTATACCTTGAAACAGGTTGATGATGGTGGTAGCGGAATGGGCGACTTGAGTCCTTATGGCAATTTTTACGACATGTCTTATCAGCAGTCTGCTGGAACTTTTAAAAGAGCCTTCTCTACAATTACTTTGTTTGAAGCTATGGTAGATGATGCAAGTCCATCATATTGGGGAAGTAGCGATGATGTTGTTGGCGAGCTTCATGCAGATTCTAATTTTACGGATGCGACTGTTAACTTTGACAACAAGCAAAGTTTGTCTTCCGTAACTCTTTCTGTCTATGAAGACGACAGGCATGATGGAACGGCAGAAAGTGGAGCTTTATGGAAACCAACAGCTAATTCTGGTCATAACGTAGGTATTCTTAGAATTAATATAGATAACATGACTGCTGAGTGGCTGGACATAAGTTTAGATAGTCTGGACTCTAGAAATACTAATAAGGCTATAGTTCTTGTAGGAACTAACAATAACAATATCATAAGAAATAATCTTATACATGACAAAAATGGAAACCCCGGAAGCACTGGCCCATTTATGATACATACGATTGCAGCAGGGGCTTCATCAGACAGCCTTTATATATTCAATAATATTATATACAACATAGTTGAAACGTCTAATGATAGTGCAAGTGCAGTTAATACAAATCTTTGGGGTGGAAATGCTTACATCTATAATAATACTGTTTATAACATAGTGTCAAATGGAAGCACAAAATATGCGATTGCTTATAGATTTGGCAACCCAGCAAGCTCTAACACAAGAATAAAAAATAATATAGCCTCAAAATTAGACTCTGCAAATGCAACTGGAGAAAGAGCTTATGAATACGGACCCAACAATGGAGGGGCAGGAACCGTTGATGAAGCCTATAATCTTTCAGACGATACAGCATCGACTGCATATGAAGCCAGTGGAACAGGTTCTCTAATAGATAAGACTTTAGCCGAAATAGCTTTTGTTTCTACTACTGCTGGTTCAGAAGATTTGCATATACAGAGCAGCTCTGTTTGCGCTGAGGCCGGAGTTGACCTTGGAACTACTAATGAAGCTAATATTGATATTAATGGAAGAGATAGAGATGCTGAGGGAGACACTTGGGATATAGGCGCTCATCAAGTAAGTGAAGCGGCGGCGGATACTGGCGCAATGTTTATAATGTTTGATTAGGAAATAAAATGGAAGTTATAGTAAAAGTAAATGATGGCCCAGAGCCAAGCTCATATAAAGATGGCGACATTGTGCAGGCATTTTCTATGTATGATATTTATTATTGCCACGCCCAACACAAGTGTCATGTTAACAACTTTGGTTTAGATGATGTCACGGGTAATAGATCTCCAGAAGAACTACTGATAAAATTTCTCGAAAAAACAAAGACCTACAAGTTTGAAAGGCTAAACTCAAACGAAGTAAAGAAAACAAATTTAATTACAGATGAAGTGAGTATACTCAATAAAACACCAAATGCAGATGGTGAGAGAATTGATGTGCATGCGTATTTGGTTAGAAGACTTAAAAAAGAAAGTCATCTGATATTTGGAAAATCAGGCAGAGAATATTGGTATGGCAAAGAAAGAAGCAATATAGATGTTAATGCAGTTTGGAATGACATAGAAACGCACACCGACTTTTTACAATCTGACCACATACATTATCCCTTGTCTGATCTAGAGAGAAGGCTTTTTTTTACAGCTAATTGTTGTATGCATGGACACGAACATGACCATAACGACCTTCCCGGACATGCGGCATGTCTAGATAATACTTGTGGGTGTAATTTATCTGAATGCACTAATGATTTTATATCAGAGAGAATATCTTCTGTAGTTCAGGTTCATAACGAGGGCACAGAAGATGAATACAACGAAATACTACACAGAAGAAAATTTCAAGTACCTTATTGGGATTTAGCTACAACCTTGTCATACAATGTAGATAATATTAGAAATAGTTCAGTATATACAGACGAAAGGAAGCAGTTAAATGATAGACCTGCAGCTGACCTCCTTACTCTGGATAAAGTTGCCGCCGGAATCATTACCTAAACTTTTATGCTATTATTGCAGATTTATTGTGTATACTAATACAGGAGCACTAGCTTTATACTTCATATAAGGGAAAAATCAAATGGCTTGGACAACAGATTTACTATTATTTGTGAGAGCCTTGATTGGTGACTTAGATAGTTCTAAGTACACTGATTCAAGACTAGAGCAAATTATCGTGGTTGGAGCCTACAATGTTAACGATGCAACTGATTTCGATTATACATATACTGTAGATATTGCAGCCAAAACTATCACACCTGATCCAGTGGTAAACAAAGATACAGACTTTACTGTGCTGACAGCATATAAGTCAGCCTGTATAATTATAGGTAGTGAAGTTAAAACAGAAGCAGCTAATTCACTTTCTCTTAGAGATGGACCTTCTGCGATTGACCTAAGAGGAGTTGCCACTACCTTAAATGCACTCTATAAAGATCTTTGCCAAAAATACGAAGAGCTATTAGATTCATACAAAGCTGGTAACAGAATCTACGGTCAAGCAATTCTTGGTCCTTACAGTCCGGGAAGTGCCATTGTTAATACACAATTCCAATATGGATACAGTAGATCTGGTACTGTATTCGAGAATCAATAAAGGAGATTACTAGATGACTACATCAAAAATTATAGGTGGTAATGGTTTCAATGAAGGCGGCGGAACAGTCTTCACTACAAATACAGGTGAGACAAAAGAGATATCTGCAGAGTTCAACAGGGATGCACTTCCTCAAGATGAATTCAGGTATGGTATTACTGAATATGAAAAGATTTCTGCTGGAGCTGCAACACAAACTCTTCGTGCTGCTGTCGCTGGAAGACAGATCGAAGTTTTGAGCTATGTGTTTGTAGTTGATGCAGCTTCTACGGTAACATTCAAGTCGAATACAACTGCTATCACTGGCGGGATGGAACTTCCTGCAAACGGTGGAGCTTCTGCTGTTTCTGCTGACGAACAAGGCTTAATGATTACAGAGAAAGGCGAAGCTCTAAATATTACTAATTCTGCAGGCAATATAGCTGGTCATGTAACATATAGGATTGTATAATGCCTATCGTAATACCAACTGGAGTCTTTAACGTATACAATGAGGCGGTGGAGCTTTTTGAGCGCACCGTCACATTAGTATATCCAGAGAAAAAAGAGCAGTGCCCGAACTGTTACTTAGACACCCTTGGTACGCGCACTCGTTCTGTCAGTGTATACAGAACTAATGGCCCATATCCATTTGCTCGTGGTATGCCATGTCCTTACTGTAATGGGAAAGGATACAAAGCTGTTGAGTCGGAAGAGAATTTAGATGTTAGAATATACTGGGACCAAAGGTCTTACAGAGATATAGGTATTCCTATTGACCTACCAGAAGGGTCAATACAGGTTATTTGTAACATGAAAGAAATGCCTAAATTAGAGAGGGCAAAGTATTTGATTCCACAATCATATGGTAATATTTCTAACTACACGACAATGAAGTTTGTTAAGTCCGGCGCATATCATCCTCAAGGTTTTAAACAAAATCCTGAGAAGTATGCCGTGAGTTTTTGGGTAAGAAATGGGCAGCAATAATGGTTGGTTTAAGATTAACACAGTCAGCAGCTACGTTTGAAAAGTTAGTATTAAATGCTTTGGTTGTTGACTTAAATTCTTATTTTAAAAAGTCCTTAGTTAATATCACAGACCCTGTACGTCAAGAGGTTAGGCAGGCGCTCCTCTCGTCTAACACGATTCTTGATCTGTCGGGCCCTTCAAAACTCAGAGCTGCTTTGGGTATACCTAAAGGACAAAATGTAACTACTTCAATTATTGAGGCTGTCGCTAACTCTGTTATCATTGTTCCAAGACCAATAAAGCTTACAGGCAAAAACTTCACTGGTGGATTTTCAATTAATGTACAGTCTGATGATTTTGCAAATTTGCTTGGTGCAGATTTTGGTCGTGTCGATACAGAAAAAGGTGCTCAGATACCTTGGCTTAGTTGGCTCTTGACTAGAGGCTCTTCTATTATTGTCGCTAATTTCGGTGTGAAATATAGATCGGGCACTGGTAGAAGTGGAGGAGGACAAATGGCGAAAGGTTATGCTCCATTCAGTATTGATCCTATCCACTCAGGTACACTTGGAGATAATTTCGTTACTAGAGCCTTAGAAAAAAATGCAGACGATATAATTAAAGCTATAATGAGGGCCTTCTAATGCCAGACGATTACAAATCACTAAAAGGTGTTCTTAACACTCAAGACGTTAGTTTCTCTAATAATCTGCTAGAAAACTTTATTGTTTTTTATGATTGGGGCTTCACTAATGCTGGAGGATTCTATAATATAGATATTCCTGAATCTGGTTTATATGGCGGAGATAAGCATAAACTAAGAGCTGTTGATGACCCTAATTATAATGATGGTCAGGTCTGGGAAGCGTACAGAAGTAACTGGGTTTGGGAGACTGGCGTGGCAAACTCTGAACAACCAACCAGAATTTCTGGCGTTTTTGTAGCAGATACTTTTAGAGCTACAGGTAATATCCAGCAGCCATTCCATATAAATTACCCTGACGGTAGAGTTATTTTTGATACCGCTATCGCCACCACTTCTGAAGTAAAGCTCGAATATGCCCACAAGTGGATTAGTGTAATTCCAGCCGAAGGTGTGCCTTGGTTTAGAGAAATACAAGAAGGTTCTATGAGGCTTGACAACGATACCTTTACCCAGTTTGGTTCTGGAGATTGGGCGCAGTTAGGACAGACTAGAGTGCAAATGCCAACCGTAGCTATTGATGTTGTCGGCGGCGCATCTCTCAATCCGTTCCAGCTTGGAGGCGGACAAAATGTTAATTCTGATCTGCTATTCTATGTTGTAGCAGAAAATCATTGGGAATGTACAAATATTATGGACCAGATTGTTTCTCAGAACGATAGAGAAATTTGGCTGTTTGATTCTAACAAAATTGCTGTATCTGGAGTCTATCCATTCAACTACAGGGGTGAAATAAACGAAAATGCTTTGCCTAGCGGTTTATATCCTCAGTTAGTAGACAATCACAGAAATAAAAGATGTTATATAAATAATAGTCAAGGTCAAGGAGTTACACAGCTTTCTCCAGATCTTTACATAGGTGTTGTTCGCTGCTCTACAGAAATAACTAACGCAATATAGCGCTTTTTCTATTTTTTTGTGTATATACTTATAACCAAGCCAGAGATAGATACAATATATACGTATATTTTACAAGGAGTCAATTATGGCAACTAACAATAGAATATTCTATGCTGTTCAATCAGTTGCTGTTTGTAAAACCGGCTTCCCGCCATCAGGAGGAGCGAGTGCAAACGTCGCTTTTCTAAAGGGTGTGCAGTCTGTCGGTATTACAACCAACTTTACTCTTGAGCAAGCGTTTGAATTGGGTCAAGTAGAAATCTACGAAAACTCAGAAGATATTGCTGATGTTGAAGTTACCATCGAAAAATTAATTGATGGTGAAAAACTTATTTACCTATCTGCAGTAGGTAATGTTGGTAAAACAAATGTTGTTTCTGCTTCAGCTAATCAGTGTGATGTTTACTTAGCTATTTACGCAGATACTAACACTTCAACTGATAGCCAAACACCAGAAAAGGTTGTTAACTGTTCGGGTATGTATGTAAGCTCAATCTCTTATACTTATCCAGTTGATGGTGCTGCAACTGAATCTGTCACTCTTGTCGGCAACGATAAGTTCTGGTCAGATAACACAGCTGGAGTTATTGCTGATCCGTCAACCAGTTACGGTAGTCCTGCAACAGGAACTGACGGAAGTGATGTTCCAGTTTCCGGTATCATCAGAAGAAATAATGTTGATGTTGCCGGTTCTACGCTACCTGCAGAAGTGGAAACACAAGGTCCTGCTACAAGCAGACACCTCCAAAATATCAGCATCAGTGCTGACTTTGGTCGTGAAAACATTTTGGAACTTGGTCGTTTTGGACCTTACTACAAATATGCTACATTCCCATTTGAAGTTACTTCAGAATTTGAAGTTATTGCTACAAGTGGTGACTTAGTTAGTGTATCTGGTAATGCAGAGAACTTAACAGATAGAACCATCATTATTAAAGACGAAGCTGGCACTACTATTAATTTAGGAACTAAGAATAAACTTACTTCTGTTTCTTATTCTGGTGGTGACACTGGTGGTGGAAACGCAACTGTTTCATTCTCTTACTCAACCTTTAACGATATTAAAGTTGATGGCGGAGGAACTTACTACTAATTTTTTGCGCGTTAGTCGATTTAGATATATAATATATTAGGACAGACGGCGAGCGCACTATAGTTTAGGATTTTTTAGGACGGAATGATGTCGAGTATCGAGATCGAAAAAGCTTTATATAGAATTATACAGGGTCGTTTACGATATAAATCGTATGACGGCCTTGTTCTATATATATATGAACCCACCCCAGAACTGATATATCAGTCACATGAAATATATGATGAAGCTTATGATGAGGCTTACAAAAGGGGTGTCTATGTTAAATCAGAGATTCTACCAATATTATTAGAGAACGATTACTGGTCTCCTCTAGACGACAAAGAAGCTGAGAGATTAGAAAAGCAGGTAGAAAACAAGAAGCTAGAGTGCTTTCAAAATTTTGTACATAAAAAGAAGCTGATGCAATTAAAAAGAGAATTGGCGCATTTGAAAAAAATGTGGATCAATGCTTTAACAAAAAAACATTCTCTAGACCATTTAACCTGCGAAGGTGTGGCGTCTTATGCTAAGTCGCTGTGGCTACTGTCAAAAACAACCAAACTGCCCGATGGGTCAGACTATGACTGGAAAAAAGTAACACTTCCACAGTTGATAGGGTTTTGCAATGAAAATAAAATAGATGATAGCCTTTTACGTGAGATAGCTAGAAATGAGCCTTGGAGAGGTATGTGGCACGGAGGTAAGGGTACGGAGATTTTTGGCGTGCCATTTACCAGAATAGATGGATACCAATCAAGACTATGTTCTTATGCTAGAATGTATGATAATGTAGCAGAACATCCCGAGTCGCCCAATGAAAAAATATTACAAGACGATGACTGTCTAGATGGTTGGTTTATATTCCAAAAAAGAAAGACAGAAAGAGAGAAAAAACAAAGTGAAATAGACGGCATGATTACAAACGAAAAGATCCGTAATTCAGATGAGATCTATGTAGTTGCACAAAATAGAGAAGATGCCTCACAAATATATGACATAAATGACCCTACTGCCAGAAACATTATCAGGGAAAGAGATGAGAAAATTACAGGGAAGGAGGGTATGAAGTTTACTGAACTTAATGACGTTCAGCGTCAATTACAAATAGAAAGAAACAAGAAGTTTACAGATACAATGCGTTCAAATAGAACTTAATTTTAAAGGAAGAAAGATGGATGATTATAACAGTTTGTTAAAAACATCTCTTGATCTTAAAAGAAAGAGAGATGAGAAATTTAAGGAGATATCGAAAGATCGTCTTTATCAAATAGCAAAGAAAAAGATTCAGACGACAATGATCGGAGCTTTAGATAGTATAGAAAAGAACTTTTCATTTTTGTGGGAAAGTGACGGAGAACCCTCTCCAGAACAGACCCAGCTGAAATCTATATTTGAAGAAGCTCGCGCGGAGATTCTAGATAGAGGAAACACACAAATTAGAAATCTTCAGGCGGAAATGACACATTATGATATTTCTTGGAAAAGATACAAATTAACTTTACCAGTGGTAGATAAAGGAGAAAAAGATGGAAAATAAACCAGAATTTGTAGAAGTTGTAGGGAAGGACTCAAAAGACAATGATGTAAAAGTTTTTGTCAAGCAACCCTCAACTAAAGAATACAGAGATTCACAAGTTGAATACAATAGGGCCTTTCGTTCTGCTCTTGAAGGCGGAGCCATTCTAAAAAAGAAGTTAGGCGAATATATGCGTAGTCAAGGACTTTGGGACGATGCCAAAGATTCTGAAGAACAGAAATTGTTGGCTCGTATTTCTGATCTTGATGGCCAACTCAAGAAGGGTGGTATTCCACTTTCTGAAGCAAAAGAGATTGCTCTAGACTTGCGTAGAATCAGAGGTGAGTTTAGAATGTTGATTGCTGAAAGAACTGTCCTTGATGGTAATACTGTAGAAGGTCAGGCTGACAATGCAAGATTTAATGCCCTTGTTTCTTTATGTGTTTACAAAGAAGACAAAGCAACACTTGCCTTTAGCGATCTTAATTCATATGATAAAGTTGCTGATGAGGAGTGGGCGGCAAAAGCCGCTGGTGAATTGGCCAGTATGATTTATGAACTAGATCCAGACTATGACAATTCATTGACTGAGAACAAGTTCTTGAAAACCTATAACTTTGCTGATGAAACTAATCAACTTGTCAATAGTGATGGTCATCCAATTTTTGTAGACAGAGAAGATAACAATAAAGAATACCTTATTGATAAAGAAGGTAAATTTATTGCCTATAATACTGATGAAGGATACAAGAATCAAGATCCTGAAGATTCGTATCTTGTAAACAAAAATGGTGATAAGGTTGATAAAGACGGCAATATTATTGAGGGATTCTCTCCATTCTTGGATGATTCTGGTAAACCAGTTCCAGTTCCAGAAAAAGCTGAAGATTCTACAGAAGAAACTGAAGAAGAAGCAGCTGAAGAAGCGGAAAATGCGCCAAAAAAACGAGGTAGACCAAAAAAGACTGAGGAAGTCTCGTAATTTTGTGTATATAATTTTGGACAGTCTTAAAGGGGTAGTATTGATGCTTAGGCATTGTGCTGCCCTTTTTTTATTATAAACATCGCGCGAGAGAAAAAATGGCAGGAAGATTCGTATTAACAGCACAGTTGCAGGTACAAGCACCTACTAATTTGACGCAGGTTCGTAGACAGATACAGCAACAACTTAGTAATGTTACTATTAATCCACAGATTAATACGCAAGCTTTAGCTAATTTTCAGAACCAACTAAACAATACAAATAAAGCTGCACAAAACGCAAATAAAAATTTAAGAAATGCTAGCAGATCCGCTTCTAGTCTAGGAGCGTCTTTAGGTGCTGCCGCTAGAAGATTTGCTTCTATTACTTTGGCCACTGGTGCATTCTTAGCTTTGGCTAGAGGTATTAGTGAAGCATTTGGTAGAGCGATTGAGTTTGAAAGAGAGCTAATCAAGATATCTCAGGTTACAGGTAAAAGCGTAAGCTCTCTGAAGGGTTTGACTGCAGAAGTCACCAGACTTTCTACTAGCTTGGGTGCGTCTTCTGCTGAACTTTTGAACGCATCAAGAACGCTATCTCAGGCGGGTTTTTCGGCGACAAAGGCGAAGCAAGCGCTTGAGATTTTGGCACAGACTGATCTAGGTGCTACGTTTGAAAATATAGCGGATACTACTGAAGGTGCAATTGCTCTTTTGAGGCAGTTTAGAAAAGAAGCCGCAGCCAGTGGTGGAGACATAGCTTTTCTTGGTAAGTCTATAGATGCAATCACTGCCGTTTCTAAGAACTTCGCTGTTGAAGCTAGCGATTTAATTGCTGTGATACGTAGAACTGGGGGTGTGTTTGAGGCTGCAGGCGGTAAGATTAATGAGCTGATTGCCTTATTCACTTCTGTTCGTGGTACAACTCGTGAAACTGCTGAAACTATCGCTACTGGCTTTAGGACGATTTTTACTCGTATTCAGAGAACAGAAACAATAGATCAACTTAGAGAGTTAGGAATTGTTCTGCAGGATTCAAGCGGTAAGTTTGTCGGCCCTCTTGAGGCAATTAGAAAGTTGTCATTGGCTTTAGGTGCTTTAGATCCTAGAGACTTTAGATTTTCACAAATCGTTGAACAGCTTGGTGGATTTAGACAGGTCGGTAAAGTTATTCCGCTTATCAAGCAATATAGCACAAGTGCTGAAGCTTTAGCTATCGCTAACAATTCTATGGGAGAAACTGCTAGAGACGCACAGAAAGCTCAACAAGGCTTGGGCGTAGAGTTCCAAAAATTAGGTGAGAAGTTCAATGCTACTATTCGCCGCATCGCAGACAGTGACACATTCCAAAGTTTGGCTAGAGGTGCTATACAATTAGCAGAAGCTGTGCTCAAAGTTGTTGATGCGCTAGAGCCTTTACTTCCAATGCTGACCGCTTTAGCTGCTTTTAGTTTAGGTAGAATAGCTTTACCTGCTTTAGGTCGATTTTCTGGTGTGACAGGAAGAAATAAGGGCGGCAGGATATACGGATTTAATCAAGGCGGTCTTGTTCCGGGAGTTGGAAATAAAGACACTGTTCCTGCAAGATTGACGGCTGGAGAATATGTTCTCCAGAAGTCTGCCGTTCAGCGTATTGGTGTAGACAATCTGGCAGCTATGAATGCCGGCATGGGATATAATGCTGGTGGAACAGTAACTGCCGGAAAGAATTTTTACGGAATGACAATGCCTAAACCGGGAGCTTCAATCGCGCAAGATGCGGCTAGAGCTAGAAAAACACTTGGCACACCAAAAAAAGGAGGCACCGCAAAGAGTGGCCAACCTGTAGACATGGGCAGACTGAGAAGCGCTATATCATCAAGTACCATGTCCTTCGCTCTTGCTGGAGGCAAAGCTCCGGGAGGTTTGTCTCTTAGTCTTGCACAGCAATCAGGCTTTTACACAATGAGTAAAGATAGAAGCCTCGGTAGCGCTGGTTTACCTTTGAGTTCTTTATCTAGAGATGCTTATGGAGCTTTAGTTTCAGCGGTAATGGGGCGACATCCCGCAGTTAAAAGAAAAGATGTCGATATGGTCAGAAAGGGCGGTGGTAGGCTGAAGGGTTCCCTTATGGGAGGAATGAAATTTCCTGTAGCGAATATACAAAGTGAAGGGTTGAGAAAAGCGCTTACAAATGAACTCAAAGGATTTGCAGAACAGCATGTTGGTGAAGGTGTTCATGACACCCTGAAGTCTATACAGACAGACGAAAAAACTAAGAAGCTCATAAAAACAGCAGGTCTTAAGATTACAGACAAAGATATAAAACGAGCCACTAAAGCCAGTAAAAGAGATGATCAGGCTGTAGACTCTATGGTTGGTTACATGTTTGAAGGTGCGATAAATGGGTTGACAGGAGCTACACCTGCTACGGGCCAAGCTAGTTTTGATATACCTAAAGGGTCAATGAGATCTGCTGCATCTGGCATGAAGGGGCTTTTCGGTGCTCAGACTTCTAAGATGTTAATGGCGGAAGTCAAGAAAAATAACAAGAAATTTTCGTCAATACCAAGTAAGCTTAGTACCTTTATTGAAAACAACAAGACAACATCACGGTCGAAAACTGGCCTTAGACATAAAAATATTAAGGTTGGAGCTTACAACAGAGGGGGACAAGTAGATACTGTTCCTGCTGTTCTTACTCCCGGAGAATATGTTATGACCAAAAGTGCTTCTGAAGCTATTGGTTATGATAATCTAGACAGAATGAATAAAACTGGTGTTGCCCATTTCAATGCTGGTGGTATAGTTGGCGGTACTGTCCGTGCTGGCAAAAATTATTATGGTGCTAAACCTCAGCCGGGCTTTCCTGCACCTCTGTCTGGTCCACGAGTAAACACGCCAAATACGCCTAATCAAAAGCAGGGTGGTGGAAATTTGGCTGTGCTTGGCCTACTAGCTTCGACTGCCGGTTCAGCCGCTGCACAAATGGGTAACTTTGAAGAAAGCACAGCAAACATGATTACTCAATTTTCTATGTTAGCTGCGGTTGTTGCGCCTTTAATATTTGAGATGACCAAAGCCGCACTTTCAACGAAGTTCTTTAGCGAATCAACTCAAAAAGGCGCAGGTAAAATTGCTGCGGGGTTCGCGGTTGCTGCAGCAGCCACAGCCTTAGTGGTCTCTATATATAATAAACAAGCAGCGGAGGCAAAAAAACAAGTCGCAGCCCAAAGAGAACAGATATCAAACCTAGCTGAAGGTAAAGCTGTTGGTTCAAGTTTAAATGAGCTCAAACAAAAAGTTCAAGAAAATGCTAACGCTCAAGAGCAAGCGAAAGCCTCTGCTACGGGTGCGACATACGGGGGTGGAGGAGGAGCTCTAGCGGGTGCGGGTATTGGCTTTGCTCTCGCCGGGCCTATTGGTGCTGGTATTGGTGCTGCGATTGGCGGTATTACAGGTGCGATTGCTGGCGGAGAGGTTGTGGGCACGAGCTCCGGGACAACCAGTGATGAGCGAAAAGCTTTAGATGATGTCACGATAGCCGCGTATAAGTCTGCCCAAGCCATCGGAGAATACACTACAGCACAATCAGAAATCAACAGGCTCGGTTTAGAGGGTGCAGATAGATTAAAAGCTCAAAATGAAGCTTCAAGAAAATTTAACGCTCAATCTAGAGATGCTACAAATGCTTTTGAGAAGCTGAAAGACATTGATCCAAAAACAATGGGCGTTGACGCTATTAAAGAAGGGTTTGAACAGGCAAAGGGCTTAGCTGAGGAACAAGGCAAAGTTGCAATGCAGGTAGCTAGTGATACAAAAGCTAGCCTTGATTCTGTGTCACAAGATTTTCTTAATAATGGCAAAAGCGCCAAAGAGTTATTTGCTAATCCAGACTTCAAACAGGGGATGTTGAATTATGTCCAATCTCTTGAGCAAGGCTATGCTGCTCAGCTTTTCTCAAGTGGCGCCTTAAGAGAACAAGCTGAAGAGGCGGCTAAACTCACAGAAGGTTTTAGCGCGCTTGACGAGGCAGGCAAAGAAAAGAGAATTCAGGAACAAGAATCGGCTATGGTCCAAGCCAAAGCCTCTAAAGACGCTAGAGATGCTGGTAATAAATATCTAAAATCAATCCAAGACCAATCTGATGCAAATGAAAAAGCTAGAAAAGAAGCGGCGCAGAGAGCTGCTGTAGAAAGGCTCTTGGCACAGAAAGCTCAAGCTGCTGCCGACGCACTAGCCAAGTTTGAACAATCCGCAGCTATGATGGACCAAGCGATGAAGAATATGGACATTGCTATGGGTAACTTGACGGGTACTGTAAAAAGGCATAAAGTTGAAAATGATAAACTCATTGCCGGTATTGCTAAAGGTAATGTAACTGCAAGTGGCTCAGCTGCATTGACTCAAATCGGAAAAGATTTTGGCTTAGAAGACGAAGCAAAAGCTATAAATAATATTCTAAAAAGAGAGCGAGCTGTTAGAGAAAAACTTGTAGCCGGTATTGGTAAGTTCGGGGGTTTAGGAGGAGAAGCTGGCTCGAAAGAAAATATCAAGAAATTTGTTGAATCAGCTGGTATTAATTTTGATGGCTTAAGCGACGAGATACAAGCGGAAATAGAAACAAAATTCAGGGACGGTATTGATGCTGCTGATATAGAAGCTGTCATGAAGCTTCTCAAGACACCTGTAGATGCTCAAGTAAAAGTTTTCCAAAAATTAGCTCAGCTTCAGAACCAATATCTAGATAGACTTGACACAGCTAATCAGGCTATCTTAAAAGCAAAAACAGAGTTTAGAAAATCTCTCGTCTTTGAAAACAAGGTCAGAGTTACTGGCATAAGAAGACTGTTCAAAGCTTTAGGTAAAGAGGTTGGAGTAAGAGAAGAAAGACAAATACAGGCAATGGAGGTGGGCGCTAGAACTCGTCCGCTTGGTGTCGCTCCAAACAGGACAGCAATTGTTGGCGGTATAGCTGCCAGAAATGCTAGATTGCAGCAATTGAGAACTGCCGGCGCAGATGGTGGAGTAGGAGGTGTCGCTGCCGCAAATGAAATGAGAGAACTTCAGGCAGAAACAAAGGTACTCAAAGAAGCCCTTAAAGAACTAACAGACCAGACAAAGATCGCAGAAGCAATTTTCGCTGACCTCGAAAAGGAAAGAGAAAAGCGCGGAGTCATGCAAGACCAGATCAAGGACTTTACTTTTGCTACTAATGAGGGCAGAAGGGAAATGACTCAAAACTTCATGGCGCTCAATAGAGTTCTACAGACGGGCGACTTAAATGCCATTCCTGATAAATTTAGAGGTGCAGTTGGTCAGCTTTTAGATCAGTTCAAAGATATACCTATTTTCCAAGGTCAGACTGGAGGCGATATTTCTAAGAGGCTTCAGATACAACAGCTTGATAGACAGTTTAGATTTGCTAGTGGAGGAAGACAAGGAGTACCTCCAGAATTAGTCAAGGCTATTTTTGAAGCAACAACTAAAGAAGAAAAGTTGATTGATGACCTTAGAAAACTTAATCAGGAAGAACAGCAGGCTGCACAAGCTCTTACGAAAATACAATCGCAAGAAAATACTCTTCTTATTGAAAACATGAAAATGCTTATTAACCAGATTAAGCTACTGGTACAAGCTTTCACTGCTCAAGCAAAACCGGCTGCGAAAAAGGCTAATGGTGGATTAATTTATAGAGCTGGTGGCGGATCAATATTCCAACCAAGAGGCACTGATACAGTTCCAGCAATGTTGACTCCGGGTGAGTTTGTTATAAGGAAAAGTGCTGTTGACAAGATTGGTGTTGGTGCACTTACTGCACTTAACAATGGTAATGCCAGTACTGTTTACAGGGCTAACGGTGGTTTTGTTGGATCTACATCTGGAGGAGCTCTTTCATTTGCCGCTTCTCTGGCTAATATAATGCTTGCTGACCCACGAAAACTTAATGAAACTGCACTATTTAAGACGGCGTCTCAAGACGGGAAAAAGAAAGGGCTTGAATCTCTCAGGAACTTTGCAAAGGCTCCAAATTTTGGCAATAGTATGCTTGGGAATATAGCTACTATTGTTCGTGTTGCTGGCGCACTTGGAGACCCTAGATTAGGATTAGTTAAGTTTGGCAGGATAGATCAACCGGGTAACCCTAAGTTAGGTGACTTCGCTACACTTTTAAGTGAAGCTGGAGGACTATTGTCTATACAGGGTGGTGGTATGAACCCCTCACTAAAACTCAATCCCGCCTTTAGAAAAAATGCAAGACTTGTAGCTGTTCCGCAAGCAAGAAGGGATGCATATGAGTACGCTGGCACCAACCCAACAGCAATGCAGTTACTTAATAATCCAGCGACTAAAGATCAGGCTCAACAGGCTATTCTTGCTCATGCATTTTTGAAAAATAGTAAAAACCCTAGTGTTATTGGGGGTAGAGCTCTCGCTGCGGGTGCAAGTATAACAGGTCCTCAAAGAGCTCTAATAAAACAGTTCTTTCCTCAGTTATGGGCGAATACTGGAGGTCTTCTAGAATTTCTAACATCAGCCGAGGGTCAGGCGAAAAAAGGT